GGGCCCACCCTATCTTGGTGTCGACGGATAAGGGACGTCCATAACGTTCCAAGTGCTTCGCATCAAAGTAGGGGCCTAGCCCACGTTTGAGGAAGAACTTCATCAAGGCTCCATAGTCATCCAATTTGGACTCTCTATGGACTACACGAGTTAACAGACCCTTGACAAGGGGTCTGTGCAAGTGTGGACACATCTTTTCACCCTGAGAAGGGAGAAAAGAGTGACGGCCTATGATGGGAGAAGTAGACTCAACGATCGGAAGGGGGCAAAGCCTCCGAATCATATCGTCTAGATATGCGGTCGTTTTCCAGAGACCAGATGAATACATCTGATTTCTGAGAGAAACGAGGGATATCATCTCCTGAGCATCACTCCGTCGTGTAGGAAATTCACGTCGCACGTACGTTACAGTAACGTCGTCGCCGCCGTAATAATCCTTTCCACAAGACTCTCTGAACTTACCAGTCCAGAAAGACTTGTTTACGTTTACTTTCATATTAAAATATGAAAGCTCACGCACAACGGAACCGGCCAATTCTACGGGGACAATAATATCATCACCGTAGATACGCACCCGCTTCAGGAAAGCTGTTAGGGCCCTCCTTTTTGGTGGCGCTCTTAGCGACTTTAACCACGCCGAGACTACGATGTTGAGAAACACCATAGCTTCGATGGGGAAACATGTCGCTGAACCCATAGACGCAAACTTGGAAATGGCAATCTTGCCATAACCAGGCAGGTCAACATGTGTCGAACGGCAAGCTTGAAGGGCACCACTAAGTGATGGCCAACTAGCGAGCATGCGCTTCACAAGTTGATTGGAGACTCGGTCAGAGGCTTCAGAAAGATCAATAGTCGCGAGACTACCGTCTTCTGAGCCAATCCGAGCAAACTCCCTATTTGGAGTCTGATCGGTAAAGCCAATGGCGCCCGAAAGGTAGTCACTCCTTTCGAGACCATTCACGAGCACCTCTAAAAGAGCTTGCTGTGCATATTGCATGCACGTGGGCTCAATAGCGATGATACGTGGTGTCTTCAACGTTTTAGGTACCGTGATCACCCTAGGGGGGATCTCGGCACCGGGTTCAAGGAAGTCAACACTCTGCAGAACTTCATAAAACCCAGAGTTGGGAATTAGGAAGTCGGCTGAAGGAAAATAGTCCTCCAACCGAGAGTGCCAGGTCTTCAGTTCGAACTTCGCATTTGCGGTAATTCGATCTGATGTGGACCCAGGTCCGTGCTTTGGGGTAATCCGAAGGCTATAGATATCTCTATCAATAGCACTAAGAATAGGCCCAAAAAGAAGAGTAGTAGCCCTATCAAAGGACTCAAAGTCCAAAATAGGGTGCTTTTCTTCTCCGGATTTGACTTCTCTTTCACACTCGTAGTACGCATCGAAAGCTGCCTTATTCCTTGCAGGAGTGCACGGAAGAAGGATCTTTTTGTAAAGCAGAGAAATCTGCCTTATGAAGAATACAGCATGACGATTAGGTGCTGCGAGAAGAGTACCAGTAGCGCGGTCAAACACTAGATCCAGCAAACCTCCGAGTAACTGGGGGAGAGCTCTTCTTTTCTTAAATGAAGAAAAGAATGTGGGATCGACATACCCAAGGTCGAGGCTTCTTTCGAAGTCACGGCAGTAGGTAGACAGGGTAATCGTGAGAAACGAAAACCCCTCATGTTTGACGCGTCTCGAGATACTTTCGTAGTCTCGAGTGGTGCTAACCGAACACCAGGTACTAGCGTCTGCTAGTACCGACTGGAGTAACTGCAAATGGCTTTTCATAGCTAGCCTCCTCTAAAGGAAGTAGAGCTATCCACGTCATTTGCTTACACCAATCAGGCATCACTGTTAGATCCAGAGCCCGCGCACTAAAATGTGCGGGGGATGGATCTATTCGTTACCGAGCAGCTTCAGAAGCTGAGCGGCAGACGAAGCAGTGAGCCAGTCTGTCAAAGCCACAACGAGGTTTTTCTGGTCAGTGACCGAGAAGCCCGTCAGAGGGATGTCCACAACAAGATAGGCGGACATCGACTGATAGGCGTTCACGGCAGTGAGCGGATCAGCCGCGATGACTTTCCGGTTGAGCCTCGCAACGTGACGGGTCCGTTTCGGACCATTCGCGTGCGATGCAATGAGCTCGAACTCACCTCCACTATAGAGGAAAGTAGTAGAGCCCGGTTGACCGGTAGGCGGTGCCTTCGGGAGCGTCTTATCGACGGTCGCGTAGGTGACAGTTTGAGGATCGGCGAAAGCCATGACACAGGTATCCCAGTAGAGTCGTAATTGACTCGGGTTGCAGCGAAAACCCTGCTGCAGGGTGTCCTCATAAATTGAGGGATCGCGGCGTTCGGCTTATACCGAGCGCAGCTATTAGGGCCCATTGACGATCAGTGAAATGATCGACGTTGAGTCCAAAGCCATACGGTGTCGCTCTGATACGATTTTTAGTTTCTCCAGCCAGAGACTGCATAAAAGTATGCTTTCCTGGTGGATAAGTAAACTCGATATCAGACAAAGTAAAGATATTATCGTCAATGTTATGTTGACTTTGATATCCGTACTTCATGACAAGGCCATCTTCTTGGTGTGAAACAATATTGGCAATGACATCGCCAGTATTGCTTACCCAGTCCAAGGCCCA